TTTGCCGGGCTTATGGAGTGCCTGTTCGCCAATCGAGAGCCATTTTCCCGAATCTTACCGACAAAAACTTCTGCACCCCCGACAAGCTCCCCGATTTCAAAGAAGCCAATTGGGTAATGTCGATTGATCCGGCGGGAGCAAAGCCCTGGACAATGGTATTATTTGCAATCGATCCGCATGGAGTCGCATGGGCGGTAAAGGAATTTCCTGACTTCGATACATGGGGAGGATGGATTGACTTAACCAAAGACAAATTATCCGCCGGCGAGGCCGCCCAACCGAACGGGTACGGCCTCAAGGATTATGCCGATGAGATCCGTAGGATGGAAAAGATGTGCGGGGAAAGTGAAGTCATCCGCATAATCGACCCGAGGCTTGGGGCGGCATCCTATCAAAAGTCGGAAGGCAGTTCTAACATTATAGACGATTTATCGGATGAGGATATTATCGTTCAGCCGGCAGAAGCACTCGATATCGAAACAGGACTACAGGCGATTAATAATTTGCTCGCATGGGACCGCGATAAACCGATGGATTTGGATAATAAGCCTAAATTGATGTTTTCGGACGAATGTCAAAATCTGATAAGTTGTCTGCAAGCATATGTACCTGGTGACTTGAAGGCCGCTCCAAAAGATTTTGTTGATGTCTGTAGATATTTTTGCATCGGGAACTTCGAGTATTTCAGTGAGGAGGAATTAATTTCAACAGGCGGAGGAGGATATTAATTATGGGAGTAACTAAGAAATGGAGTGCGATGCAGAGGGACCAGGTGGTCATTTTGCGAAAGACTGGGTTGAGTTGGCCAAAGGTAAGCAAAGGAGCGGGAATCCCTCGTTCTAGTTGTCAGAAAATTTGGGCGGAGGATTCGGACGGTGAAGTGGAACTGCCCAAACCACCGGCAAATCAGATAGAAAAAGCACGGGTTCTCAAGCTCGTTCCCAACCCGAGGCTTATGCTCATTTACTTTGAAGATCGGGAAGGGGTTGCAAGGTGCGTAAAGCGGCCCGAGCAGAATCACCCTGTTAAATCGGAAGTATATGTCAAAAAAGTCGAGGGAGACGATGATCTGTATCGAATCGCATGAGCGACAGGAGAAACGAATCGATGCCATGTTACAGGAAATGGTGGTGGAGGAGGGCTTGGCGGCATTTGAGGCGGGCAGAGACCCCAGCAATTTCACCTTAAAAGAAATTAGCGAATTTATCGGAGTGCCTCTTGTCACAGTCCATCGGGTTGAAAAGGACGCACTGAAAAAACTTAAAAAAATAATGTTAGAATTGGAGATCAAAAATGGAAATACAGGAATTTAGCGAAAAAGGGCCGGATGTCGATGCCATCAAAAAGGAGTTTGACGATGCAAAGTCGAATTTATCCTTTTGGATGGATAAAGCCGAGCAAGGTAGGGAATGTCGGTTTAACGAATGGGCGGGCAAGGATGAGTCCGGCAAGAAGAACGGACCGGAAGCATTTCCATTCGATGGGGCATCCGATTTAGATCCAAACTTGGTTAACCCATTGATCGATGGCGATGTGGCATTACTTAGCCAGTCACTCAGCCAGGCCAACCTCGTAGCCGCTCCCGTTGAAAGTGGAGACATTGGCAGCGCAAAAATGGTGAGCGAGTTTTTGAAATGGCGGATGAACTCAATGACGGAACTTCCTCGGGAGGCCGCAATTGGTGCAAACTATTTACTGCAAAACGGACTTACATTTTTCGGAACATACTGGAAGAGGGAAACTACTCGAGTATTTAAAGATATCAGCCTTGAAGAGATTGCCCAAATGAGTCCCGAACTGGCAATGGCGATCCAAGATCCTGAGATGAAGGAGGGAGTCGAAGAGATGCTATTTCCGTTATTCCCTAATCTAAAAAAGCGAAGAGTTCGGAAGATGATTAATGAACTTCGTAATAAAGGAGTATCGAAAGTCCCGACTGAGAAAGCGGTAGTCAATCGCCCGGCAATCAAAGCATATGAATTGGGTAGGGAAATAATTATCGACTCAAATGTAATCGATTTGGAGTCTGCCAGGAGCATTCACTGCATCCATTACTACAGCCCCGAAGCACTCATGCAGAAGGTCAACGAGGGATGGGATAAGAAGTGGATCGAAGAAGTCCTTGAGAACTCGAAAGGTTTTTATGCGGACGAAAGTTATTCGACTGATTTAATGTCCTACGACTCCGGCAACTTTTACGGCACACAGAATTATGAGGGTATGGTCCGAGTAATTACGACATATCGTAAGGAACTCGATGAGGATGATGTACCTATTTGCACCATTACTTGTTGGGCAGACGAAGCGGAAGGTCATGGGTTTCATAGTCCGATGGAATACGATGAGGGCAGATATCCATTCGTCTGCATCACCCGAGAAAACCTCAATCACCGCCTACTCGATTCCCGAGGTTACCCTGAGCTTTTAAAGAGTTATCAGATTGCAGTTAAGACTGAAATGGATGCCCGAAGAGACCGTGCATCGATGAGTACTTTGCCCCCTGTCGAACATTTGCAAGGCCGCAAACCGGATCGTATCGGTCCGGGCGCACAGATTGCAGTTCGCCGAAGGGGAGAAGTTGGATTTATGGAAATCCCTCGCTACTCGCCGGCAAGTATGGATGTGGAGATGCAGATTCGCCAAATAGCAGACAAAATCACAGGCCGCCCAACCTCGCAATTAGACGCAGTTGAAGCAAACAGCATTCGCCAGCACCTCGTTAATCAATGGCTAAGCGGATTCAAACAGATTTTAAATCGTGTATGGTGTCTAGACAGGACTTATGGCGGTCCACAGATATGGTTTCGGGTCACCAATAATGAGCAAGGCGCTCAACTCATGCTTGATGAGACTGCCGAGGTTTACGATTTTAATATTACTTGGAACTCGATGAATCAGGACGAGGAGAAAGTTCTTCAGAAGCTCGATACAGTTGGTAAAATTATGGTTCAGTACGACCGCCAAGGTACTTTTAAGACGGATGCTTACCTTAGAAAGTATCTCGAAGCAGTCGATCCAAACCTTGCTGGTCAATTGATCACCCCAGTCGAAGAAGCAACCGACAAGGAGATTCAGGAAACTTCCGCAGACATTGCCAAAATCGCATCGGGACAAGTTGTCAATGTACCTCAACAGGGGGTTAATTCTCAACTTCGTTTACAACAACTTCAGCAGTATTTGCAAGGAACTCCTGAAATACCCGCACAGGATGTGCAACAGCGTATGCAAGAAGATGAAAACTTCGCAAAGAGATTACAAACATATGCTGGGCAACTTGAAATGATGCAGACTCAACAGCGGAACGCACTAATTGGCCAGCTCGGGACTGCTCCCGGTAATGTACCAGGCACATCAGTGGCCGCTTAACAAAAATTATATGACATTAGGAGATGCAATCAATGGCCTCGGCGAACAGACCGAATGGCTAACAGTAAAATCATTTATACTCGAACAGAGGGATATGTGCTTAGTCGATTTTCAGGACTATACCCATGTCGATAATCCGCAAAAACTCGCCCGACTATCGGGTGAGATTGCTGGACTTACACGAATAATTGAAAGCTTAGAAAATGCCGAAACTGACACCCCATCAGCAATTTAAAAACGAACATCGAGCCATGCTAAATCGCTGGCTTGAAGAGAGTGATATCGATGACCATGAGATGGCACAAATCGCCCTGACCGATGTTGAAGAATGGATGGACGAGGAAGTTGTTGATTTTGAGTGCGACATGAGCCTCGATGACGAAGAACACGAAGCGTAAAGGCTACATTTACGAGCAGACTTTCTTCACTGAAGCGTTAAAGAATGGGTTGGAAGTTTTCATCCCACTGGGTGACCATTTACCAGTTGACTGTATCCTCGTAAATTCGGCGGGCAAAAATTTTAATGTCCAAATTAAGGGGTCTGAAAAGTCAAGCAAAGGGGAAAGAAAAAACGGATGCAAAAGGTATCGATTTTCCACGACTACTGGGCGGGTAGTAAAGCAACCACTAGACTGCACAAAAGTCGATATAGTGGCAATATTTTGTGCCGACATAAACACCTGGTATTTAATTCCATGTATGGCTTTGGACGGAGCATTAACAGTTGCGGTTTACCCGGACAACCCCGACTCCAAAGCAAAACACGAAAAATATCGGGAAGCGTGGGACTTATTTAAAACTCCCTGAAAATTTTTATTGGCCCCCTGCCATAATCGGAAGTGGCGAACCATTTCGGTACGCAGAAAACCAAGAGTGCGAACTTCCCAAACGCAGAGAAAATATGGCAGATACAGAAATTAGCGAGGCTCCGGCTGATTCGGGAGCAGAAACAAACACGCAAAGCATTACGACCCTTGAGGAGTTAACGGCATCGTTCGTTGACAAAGTTGAGGAGAGTGAAGCGAAAGAGGAATCTGAAGCGGAACCAAGTCCCGAGACCACAACCGCAGACGCAGAGACCGACCAGGATACAGATGTTCTTTTACAGTCTACCGAAACCGAGGAATCGGAGGAGGAAACGGAAGAGATAGCAGAAGAGGAGGAGTCCACTGAAGAATCGGGGGACAATGAGCCACAGTCTAAAGCTGTTGGTAAACTTCTGAAACAGGTGAACCGCTTGACCGCTCGCTCGAAATCGAGCGAAGAGCTTGTCGATACACTGAAATCAGAAATTGCATCATTAAAATCTAACCCTCAGAAGCAATCGGAATCCAGTCAGCCAGCTCTCGAAGAAGTCCAAGACTTTCAGTCATTGGAAACTCTTCGGAAGGAAGCAGTAGCCGCTAAGAAGTGGGCATTGCAAAATATTGGCCGTGATTATGTAGAATCCGGTGGGAAAGAATACAGCGATGACGATATCCGCAATATTCTAACTCAAGCCGAGGACTACTTATCGGAGAAAATACCCGAACGGGCACAATATCTCCAGTCAGCACAGCAATGGCAACAGGATACGATCAATACTCATCCGTGGATTTCAGATAAAGTCGATACTGATATAGCCGAAGAACGGAGATCCGTTTTAGGTCAGATCAAAAGTCAGTACGCAGACATTCTAAAATCCCTACCTAATGGTGATTTTGTAGCGGCAACACTCGTTCGAGGAGTTGAAGCGATTAAATCAGATCAGGCGGCCAAGACGGCCAAGCCTAAAGCCAAAAGGGTAGCCAAAGCACCTCCGACAACGATCGGCGATTCAAGTCCACCGGTACAAACCTCGGCCACTCGAAAGACTGCAAATAAACAGAAAATTTTGGAGCGTAAAGTCATCTCGGAAAACGATCTCGCCGCATTTCTTGCGGACTAAAAAAATTTAAAAATCTTAAAATAAGGAATTACTAAAATGGCTATTGCTACAAGTTACAATGTTACCAGCACTAAAGGTGCTAGAGAAAACCTCGAAAATGTATTAAAAACAGTTGAACCTACAGAGACACCTTTGTACTCGACTTTATCTCAATCCGCCGCACCTAAAGCAACTCTTAATGAGTGGCTCGTGGACTCACTTGCTAGTCCTGAAATTGGTGGAGTAATTGATGGGGTTGACCTCACAATTTCTGATGCTCAGAATCTTATCGACACAAGGGCGAGGCTCGGAAATCGAGTACAAACCCTGAGAGATATTTTTTCCGTCTCAAGGCAAGCGGAGATGGTAGATGTTGCTCCTGGCGGTTCTTTGATGGCATCGAGCCGTGCAAAAAGTTTACTACAGTTAAAGCGTTCAATTGAGACAGCAATCGGATCAGGTAATGATCAGTCTGCTGGAACAAGTTCCGCTGGTGCTTTGATGTGTGGCCTCGGAATTTGGTCCGACCCAACTGCAACTGGTAACACTTTCGACACATCCTTGAAACAAGGTTTTCGTGCAGTAAGTGGTTCCCGTGTAAGTCTTGCAAGTTTGACTGAATCTGCATTTCGTGGATTGCTCCAAGCTGTTTACACTGCCGCCGGTTCAAAAGGTACTTACAACCTTTTTGCTGGTCCAGCCGTGATGAACAAAATTACTGATTACACTCGTTCGACTACAGCTAATGGAAACTTTAGCTTCGATCAAGATGTTAGCGGCAAGACCCTTGTCAGAAGTGTGTTAACATATGTATCTGACTACTCTACGATAAACATCATACCTGACCTATTTTTAGGACGTGTAAATGGTTCTGCAAGTGGTACTGACACAGTTGAAGGCACAGTGAACACAGATCGTGCTTACCTCATCCCTGGTGATGACACAGTAAGTCTGAAATTCTTGGAGGGTATCACGATTCAGGATCTTCCCGACAACGGTGCTGGAAAACGGGCTTTCTCTGAAACGATGCTTTCGTTGAGGGTCAGTAATCCCCGCGCGCTTGGAAGTATAGTTTAAGTTGGTTTATTTGGTGTTATTTTGGGAGGCCGGTTGGGTAGTGGCCGGCCTCCCTTTTCTTTTTTAAAATATGAGTCTTAATATCATAGTTAAAGGTGGGAAGAGAAGTGGAATGTCGGGCGAAGAAATGGCCCACTACTTATCGAAGAAAGTTGAACGGGATGCCGAGCGAGAAAAAGCTGGGTATGGTAAGCGAGCAATCGCCGCCCGAAAGAATGCCAAGAAACTTAGTGGAGGGAAAGATTTCCGCTTAGTTTCTGCAATCGATGCGACTACCTTTCTTAGACATGAGATCCAAAACAAGGGCTGTATGTCTGATTCAGAATATCGCCGAGACTTCGCAAAAGCCAACCCCGAAACGGTAATCGGAAGTTGAGAACTGTAACCTACACCGAACTTAAAAATCGATTCACCTCGGCAATTGGGGTGGATACTTTATTATCGGTTGAGGAAACAGCATTCAAGAACTCGTTAAACGACCGAGTAAAAGGAGCATGGACCCGCGCACAATGGCCCGAGCTTTTGACAGTAGTCGAAAAGACTGTTGCCGCCGTTACCTCGCCAATCGTTGCAGATAAGGCGGTTCAAATCGACAACGATGCAAATTTAATGGATGTGTTTTCGGTCTTCGATAAGAATCCATTATCTGAAAGGACAGCATTCAAACTAGATTACAATTTAATCAATGGGTATTTAGTATTACCCGCCAATTCTTCACAGGATTCAGTCTTTGTGGTGGGTAACCAGGTAACACCTTCGAGTTATGGAGACGGCGGGGGAGAGACTTCCACCCTACCAAGATTCTTAGAGAGGTATTTACTTCTAGCGACAATCGCAGACTGGTACAAATCAGATGGCCAGCTTGAAAAAGCGATCCAGCAAGAACAAATGGCAGAAGAAACCTTGGCACTCGAAATCGACCGAGTCGAACGCCTTGAAGGAATGAACAAAATATCGGTCAACACATATCCGAGCTACTCGTTCGGAGTTAACATTTTAACAACAGTATAATATTATGGGACTATCAGGAATAAATATTCTAAATGCAATGGGAGCTGGCGGAAGCCTTTATGCTAATGATACAGCGGCTCACACTGGCACATTCACATCAATCCAATTCACCGAGGATTCAGTTTTATCTGCATATGTCGGAAAAGTAGAAAATGTATCCGATCTAATTTCGGATGGAATCACATTCTCGCAAGGCCAGTGTATTTATGGCGAATGTAGTTCTTTCACTTTATTGAGTGGAAGCTGTTTGGCCTACAAATCGTAATGCCTTTTAATTGTCTAGGTCACCTCATTGGGGACACCGATGCGGACAATGCAGTCGGTCCGCCCATAGATGGTGCATTGAGGTCAGAAAACGGGGCTTTTTTAAACACAGAAGACGGGAGCATTTTAGCTTTTGATTAAAAAATATGAATAAGAAAATTTCAGCATTAACCGCTTTAGGTACAACCCCCGCCGTTGGCGATATCATACCAATTACGGATGTCTCGGACACCACCGGTTCGGCACAGGGTACTACTAAAAAAGTAACCGTTGCCAACCTGGTAGCGGCCGCCCCACAAGGAGATTTACTCGCATCGAATAATTTATCTGACTTAGCGAATGCCGGAACAAGTCGGACAAATTTAGGACTCGGTACTGCGGCCACAACCGCAAGCACAGCCTACGCTACATCTGCTCAAGGAGCTACAGCGGATACAGCTTTACAATCAGTCAGTGCTGGTGAATTGACAGACGGTAACTTTGACGGTACTGCCATCCTTGGATTTGATGCGACTCTGAACGATCAAACAGGAACTACATACACGATTGTAGCCTCAGATGCTGGAAAGGTAATTACTTGTAATAACGGATCAGCAGTAACAGTAACAGTGCCAGCAAGTCTAGGTGCTGGGTTTACCTGTTCAGTCGTTCAAAAGGGAGCGGGTCAAGTTACATTTTCTGCAAGTTCAACCACCATTAACAATCGCCAATCGCACACTAAGATCGCTGGTCAGCATGGAGTCGCTACTTTAGTTTCCACTGCTTCTGATGTGTTCGTATTAGCTGGAGATACTGCTTCCTAAAGATGCCGATTTGTTTACCAAGTTTTGCGGGGGTTGCTCAACCAGCTAGTGGAGCACAAGCCATATTCAATGTCACAACACGAGACACCGAAGCAAACATCTTAGCAAGCACACCCACCAATCCGAGCGGAGAAGTTAACATCGCATTCGGTACAGATACCTATGATTTCTACATTTATAGTGGAGGTGCTTGGTACATTTATAACAACGATTCTTAATAGCTATGCCAACAACAATACCATCAACCACTTCATCCACTCGTCCAGGTAGTCCCTCGACAGGTGATGCTTACTTTGAAACTGATACTAAGAACTACATCATATATGACGGTGCTAGTTGGAGAGCTTACAATAGCGATGGTGCATCAATTCCTGGTGTAACTAACGGTTTCAGCGGTTTATTCGATGGTACTGATGACTATATTGAAGTAGGAAACATAACTAATTTAAATTCAGGTACAAACTTTACAATTAGTGTTTGGTTTAAGAGAGGAAG